GAACGTACAAAATTTAAATTTTTTCTTAGGGAGCACGGCGGCATAAACAATGGCGTATAATCAGTTAACAGAATTGGACTACTTTAATATTCGGAATTCGCTCCGCGATTATTTGAGGGCGAATTCGGATTTTACTGATTATGATTTTGAAGGTTCGGTAATCAATAATTTACTTGATTTATTAGCTTATAACACTTATTACACTTCATTCAATACCAATATGGTTGCGAATGAGATGTTTTTAAATACAGCAACTCTTAGAGACAATGTAGTTTCTATCGCTAAGCAATTAGGATACTCTCCTCGTTCGTCTACAGCACCAGTTGCTGATGTTAACTGCACGATTAATCTAACGAGTGGGAATAGCGTCAATGCGTTAGTTTTTAGAAGAGGTAGTGGATTTATTTCTACAATTGACAATACGTTATACCAATACATTTTACAAGATGATGTAAAGGCACTTGTTAATAATAACCAAGCAGTTTTTGAAAATCTTAAAGCATATGAAGGCACACTGATCAAGTCATACCATACTGTTGGTGCAACAGATCCAGAGATTATATTAAATAACAGTGGTATTGATGTTTCTACTATTAAGGTACGTATATCACCAAGTTCCGCAGCATCAAATTTTGAAATTTACACACAATCAGAAAATATTTTAACAATAAATTCAAAATCTCAAGTATTTTTTGTTACAGAAGTAGAAGATGAAAATTATAGAGTAACATTTGGAGATGGAGTGCTTGGTAAAAAACTAACTCCAGGTCAATATATTGAGGTAAGTTATATTGTTACTGCTGGGGATATTACTAATTCTGCTAGAGCATTTACTTTTAATGGAACAGTAGAAGATGAAAATGGTGCTCTATTCAGTATTTCGTCTATTGTTATTAGTGTAAATTCTCCTTCAACAGGAGGAGCTTCAATTGAAAGTATTGATGCTATTAAGAGAAATGCTCCTGCCATGTTTGGCACTCAAAATAGAGCAGTAACTTCAGAAGACTATCAATCTATTTGTAGAAGAATTTATCCCGCTATTGCTGACATCTATTCTTATGGTGGAGAAGAATCAAATCCACCAGAATATGGTATTGTTAAGATAGTTATCAAACCATCAAACGCTGCTAAGTTAACAAGTTTTACAAAAAGACAAATACAGACTGAAATTAAAAAATTTGCTGTTGGTTCAGTTACCGCTAAAATTATAGACCCATCAATTTTATATATTGAATTAAATAGCAAAATTTATTATCAATCTTCGTTAACAAATAAATCACCTGATGCTATTCGTTCATTAGTTATCAAAAACATAGAAAGTTATATTAAAAATTCAGATACCGAGAAATTTGGAGGTAAATTTAGATATAGTAGATTTGGTAGCGCAATTGACAGTACAGACAAATCCATTCGTTCAAACTTAACTCAAGTTATTATGAGAAAGGATTTTTATCCTTCGTTAAATAATAAGACATATTATGAACTTTGTTTTAATAATTCTTTTGATTATGACACAGATGAATTAGCTTTATCAAGTACTGGATTTGTAGTTCAAGAATTTCCCAATTTTACCTCATATATTGAAGATCGTGATGGTAAAGTGATTTTATATAGATTAGATTCACAAACTGGTCTTAAAATTGTTCTCAATCAAAATTTAGGTAAAATTGATTACGTTACTGGTGAAATTAAAATATACGATTTGACTATTATTAAAGGTTCTTTTGATGATAACAGAATTGAGGTCAGATTAAGACCACAATTCAACGACATCAATGCTATTCGTGAAATGTTTTTAGATGTTGATGTTGCTAAGAGTAAATTTACAATCATTCAAGAGTAAGAAGTAAATGGCAGGAAAAGTAAAAAGTTTCTCTACTCTAGTCGAGAACCAACTACCAGAATTCATATCTAGCGAATATCCAAATTTTGTTGGGTTCGTAAAAAAATATTATGAACAGTTGGAGACACCTGGGCAACCATTAGATCTGATTAACAACTTGATGAAGTATCAAGATATTGATACTTATGAAAAAAAATTATTAAAAGAAAGTAGTGTATTAGTATCTTTAGTAGAAACAGCAGAAGTTGTCATTACTGTAGAAAATGGCGATTCTTTTCCTGAAAAAAATGGATATGTAATGATAGGAGAAGAAGTTATCTTCTATCAAAATAGAATAGGCAATGCCTTTAGAAATTGTTATCGTAATGTTAGTGCCACCACTAAGCTGGGAGATCTTTACGATTCTTCAGAATATAAAACAGTACCTTATGCTGAAGTAGGAGTATCTACATCGGTTTATTCTGTTGGTAGCATTGTAACGAACATTAGTAATTTATTTTTATATGCTTTTGTAAAGAATTTTGAAAATCAATATCTTGCTTCCTTCCCAGAAGAAAATTTAAAACCGACTGTTGACAAAAAGACCCTTATTAAGAATATTAAATATTTTTACCAAGCAAAGGGTACAGATCAATCAATTAAATTCATTTTTAATTCTATCGTATCTCAGGATACTGATGATGTTCCAACAGTTTACTATCCTAAAGATTATACATTCAAGGCTTCCAATGGCGAATGGGTAAATAAGTACTCTTTAAAAGTAAAAGTTCTTTCTGGCAATGTTTCTAATATTCTTGGTCAAAGAATAGTTCAATCAGCAGATGATAATGACCCATATGCAATTAAATCATTTGCTGTGGTTGACAATATAACTGATCTGGGAAATAACTTTTATGAAATTGTATTAGCAGACGAAACTATTGTAGGAGAATTTAAAGTAGCAGCTGAAACTCAATTAACAAAGGAAGTTACACTACTTGATGTACAAGATAGTGTTATTGATGTTTTTTCAACGGTTGGTTGGGATTCTTCTTCTGGAAAACTTTTAATCAACAATGAACAAATTAGTTACAAATCAAAAAATGTTAATCAATTTGTAATTGACAGTAGAGGTGCAACTCCTCAGGCATACCCAATAGGCAATAAAGTATACAATTATACTGCAGTAGAATCACAATACGAAGATATTACTGGAACTACACAAACAGTACGATTAATCGTGCTTGGCGTTCTTTACGACTTAAGTATTGATAACACTTCACCATATTCAATTGTTAACGATAGAATTTTAGAAACTAAAACAGGATTTGAAACAAGAGATCCTATCGTATATGATACTTTTACTGGAAATACTAGATGGATCATTAACCAGGCATTATCAAATCCCGCTTCCGTTTCAATCCCATCAGTATACACTGGAAAGATAAGTCAATTAAATTCTGATGTATCTGCCATATATGAAGACGATCAATATTTTTATATTACTTCATCTGGATTTCCATCCCATGATTTTGGCAAATCATCTTGGAATAAAAATTTAGACGATCAAAAATTTCTAAAAATTATTAAAAAAACTTCTTCTCTAAGCACTGAAGTTACAGCAACTTCAACTAGAGATGTGGGAATTGCAGTAAACGGTATTCCATTTTATGGAAATAAAGATTATGCTGAAATTGATGGTGTTAACAATGATGTAATTTTTGGAGGAATAACTGAAATTGGATTAACTTCAAAAGGAAGAGGATACTTAGATGTACCATATGTTTTGGTTGAAGAAAAATTAGGAGTTGAGACAGCAAAAGCAACAGCATTTTTAACAGGAGAAGTAGTAGATAGAATTGTTGTTGATGATGGCGGAACTGGATATTTTCCTCCAGAACCCACTATTACTATCACTTCAGGTAGAAATGGCACAGCTGAAGCAGTTGTAACTTTAGGAAAAGTTACTAGTTTAAAATTAACAAATGCAGGAGAATACTACTCCACTCCTCCAGAAGTTGAAATTACTGATAATGAAGGAAAAGGCAGATTTGCCAAATATTCCACCACAATTTCTAATGATGGAAAAATTACGGGATTTATCAAAGAAAAAGAAGGTAAATTTTACACACAAGAAAATGTCAATGTTAGAATTATTTCAATTGGTGAGGGAGCAACTGCTGTAGCTTCTGTAAGGAGATGGAAAAAGAATAGATTTTATTTTTTAAAGAACCAGTTAGATGATAGCAATGGATATTTCTTTAAAAATATCAATCCTGCTCTTGGATATGGATATGCTTACTTAGCTAACCCAAAACAGTTGAGAATATCTGTAGGAGACAATTTACTTCCCAATGGATCTACCGTTTCGGTTTTACAGCATTCAAAAATTCTTGGATACGCATATGACGGCAATCCAATTTATGGTCCTCATGGTTATACTAACCCATTAGATAATGACAGTAATATTGTGAGAATGGTGAGTAGTTATGAATTAAAATTTAATAGAATTAGTGGTCCACCGACTGCCACCTATCCTTTGGGTGCATTTGTGGAAGATTATAGGTATAATCATCGTTTGGGAACTTTGGATGAAAATAATGGAAGATTTTGTGTAACTCCAGAATATCCACAAGGTGTTTATGCGTATTTTATAACAGTTGATACATCAGATAACCCAGTATTCCCATATATTATTGGAAATACTTTTTATTCCATTCCTGTGGATTCAAACTACGGCAAACAAATTTCTCAAGATGATTTGCCAAAAATAGTAAGTAGATTACGTACTGATAATATTCCCGACAACGGAAAAGAAGCATATTCGTACATTAATGAAGTTAATAGCGGTACTGTTTCTTCGGTTGATGTATATAATAGTCATAATAATTTTTCAGTTTCAAATTTAGTAGAAGTTGATAACTCTAATACAGAAGGTAGTGGTATTGTTGCTAGAGTATCTTCAATAAAAGGAATTCCAGTAACATCTATAGAAAATAGACAGACTAAAGCCACACAGATTAGAATAGAAAATACTGCTTATTTGTTTAAGAACGATACACTGTATCAAGAAAATACAAATGCTAATGGGCAAATTATTGGTGATGTTTTTGACGGTAATAATATTGTATTACGTAATATAAGCGGATCTTTTAATTTTACAGATAAATTATATTCATCTACAAAAGTTAACAATTTAATTGTCAATAAATCTTCCAATTTTACTACTGATTCTATTTTAACATTAACTAATGGAAAACAAACCATTATCAAAGAAGTTTTCAATAATATACTGAATGTTTCATCAAATCCATTTGTAGATGGAGAAACTATTGTTTTTTCCAATACATTTTCTGGTATTACTGCCAATACTCTATACTACGTAAGAAATAGAACTATTAGTTCTTTCCAGATTTCCTCAACACAGACTGGATCAATAATATCACTAACAAATAATACAACACCCACTTCTATTGCTGCTAGTGAGAAGGCACGAGGCATTATTTTAGAAACTACTGAAGATAAAAATAATATTAAAGTAAAATTAGTTCAAGGAGAATTTGTAGTTGATAGTGATTATTTCTTGATTAGTTCTACGCGAACAGATACGGTTGGAGTAGCAATTTCACAAGTAAATAGATTAAGTGAAAATATTAAAATTTTCAAATTAAATGATAATATTGCTATTGCTTCTACCAATTTAAATCACAATTTAGCAGAGGGAGATTCTGTAAATATAGATATTTCTCCAGATGCTACCACAGATACTACGTATTATGTGCGGAAAAGAATTTATCAAAAAGTAATATTAAAACCGCCAGTTTTTGAAACTACACTAGCTGATACTGGTATTGGTAGATTAAGATTTTTAAATAGTGGCGCAGACTATGCATCCAATGGAAGTCAAACATTTACTAATGTTGAAATTATTTTCAGTGATCAGACCAAATGTAGAGATATAGAAGGAAGAATAGTTGGATCATCTAATTCTGCTGCTGCTTTAGGAAATATAGGTGGAATTAGTAATGCCAAAGCTACGGTAACAGTAACTTTAGGTTTAGTATCAAATGTTCTTATAACCAACAAAGGAATTGGTTATAAAAAGGGAGATGTAGTAACTTTCTCCAATACGTCTTTACAAAGACTTAATTCTTCTATTAGTACACAATTTTTTATTGCCGATGTTGATCATGTTGGATTTTCTTTTTCTGAAACAACATTAAAATTAAACAAAGTTGATGGATTGTCTGAAAACGATTTAATCAAAATTGGAAAAGAAGTTCTAAAAGTAAATACAATTAACTCTAATTCGAGAACAGTATCTGTATCTAGAGCTCAACAACTAACATCCGCGATAGATCATTATAATACTCAACCAGTTACTTTATATCAATCAAAATATAATTTATCGGTGGGATATGCTGTTGGTAATATATTGGGATCTGGTGTCGTATTTAATTACGATCAAAAAGCGCAAATTTTAACGTTAGTATATGACTTGTCGTCTTCTCTGGAAACTATTGATAAAGTAAATTTAAATACTACATTCTTTGATCAATCATCTCCAAAAAAAGTAATATCTATTGATAAAATTACAGAAGAGGCAAATTATCAATTTGAATTTTCTTTACAGAACACACTTTCTGCTAATTGGATTAGAAATCCAATAATTGATATTCAACGTTACTATCTGTATAAATTTGATACTAGTAGCGAAACATTAATTGGAAGTTTTCTGGAATTTTCTCCTAGTGGAAATTATAACATTCTCACTTTGGAAACTAAAAGAAGTAATTTTAAACCAGGAATAACAGGATCTTTTACTGAAGTTAAATTTGGTTTTGGTCCGTTTTATTCTCCTGATGATTTGATTGTTGATGGAGATTTGATTGTTGATGGAGATTTGATTATAGGTTCTTCCACTATCACAGAAAAAGAACCAATAAAGTACACGAATTATTTTTACTTTGATAAAAATGATATTATTCAAAGTGATAAATCTTATTTAAAAATCATTGAAGATCCTCTTCAGGGAATAAAGAATATTACGTATGTGACCCCAACAAAATTTGTTTATGAATTAAATAAAATTGCACCGTATGATGGTACTGGTATTATTTCGTATACTACCACTTCAACATCTGCTATCGGTAAAATTAACACTATTTCAATTTCAAATCCAGGTAGAGAATTTAAGCAATTGCCTATTGTTATTGGAGTTAGACCATCAGCATCTTTAGAATGTAACGCTATTGCAAATTGGAATTCTACTACCAAAACTATAGATTCAGTCAGTATTACTAATGCTGGTAAAGATTACTCAAAACCAAAAGCAATATTGATAGATGGTGATGGATCATTGGCAGAATTTTCTGTAATCAAAAATAGCGATGGGTCTATCAAAGCTATACTAACAACAAATAAAGGAAAAAATTATTCATATTTACCAGAAATTAAAATTATAGAAACTGATTTGAATGCTTATTTTTCTAGTGATAATATTGGATCTCCAAAAACTATTAAAATAATAAACAACGGGTATAATTTTAATAGAGATCAATCAATTTCTAAAAAATATTCTTCTGCTCAAATTTTAGTTCTAAAAAATTTCATACCAGAAGCATTTTATGATGGAGAAGAAGTTGTACAATATAATAATAATGTATTGATTGCTAAAGGAATTATATCTAAAGGTGGATGGAGAAAAGGCAGTAATATTTTGCGTTTGCAATCATTTGAAGGAATTTTTAGATTAGATTTGCCTATTACTGGGAGATCGCAGAATAATACTGCAAATATTGTAAAAGTATTTTCTAATATTTTTACTCCTAATGTAAAATCATACTATGATAATTTGGGATATTACATTTCTGATAGATCAAACATAGGTTCAGAATCTCAAAGAATTGCAGATTCTTATTTCTATCAAGATTACTCTTATACTATTAAATCAAAAACTCCTACTGATGTTTGGCGTAATTTAATTAAGAAAACTACTCACCCAGCTGGGTTCAAAGTATTTGGTGAAGTAGAAATTAACACCAAAGCATCAGCAGAATTTGTACAAAATCCAGTAAAATCGGGAACAGTAAGTTTTGTTCAATTATGGGATCCGCAAAAAAATAGAGTTACTGTAGAAACCACACGTAGAATAATCACAACATCAACGGTACAAGTTAAAGATGCTAATGAAGTTCGTGGTAAGGGATCTGCTTATGTTGCTCCATTTGATACCGCAGAGACTATTTCATATGAATTTTACTTAGATCCTTCATTTGATGGGTATATTGACAATAAAGGTAATAGAGCAGGAACAAAAATATTTAATATGAAAATAAAAGGATCTAATTCTTTATTACCTGTTTCTAATGTCAACAATCTAATAATTTCTTTAGATGGTATTATTCAAGAACCAAAAAAAGCATATAATATTAATGATTCTACTATAACCTTCAGTGAAGCACCGTTTGGACCAAGATTTTCTCAAGGATCTTTCGGAAATGATTCATTAACTGCAAAAAATACCGTATCTTCTTATCAGATAAAATTTAAATCAGTAATAGGGCAATTAGATATATCATATTTTGTGGTTGGTCAGGAATTTACAACGTCAACTTCAACGAGACAACTTATACTACCATCATTTGGAGGATCTAATCCAGCAGCTGGTAATTATAAAATAGTAGATAAAGGAATTGGTAGTGATGGCAATAATTATATTACTGCCGAACCAACAGGTAAATTGTTGTCGGTTTTATCTCCATCATATACAAACAATGAACTGCTTGGAGTGCAACCCGTTACTTCTAGTATTACTGTTGATGGATACAATGTCAATACAAATGCATATTTTGTAGATTATAATTTAAGATCATATATTACTGGTGTAGATACTCCTCCTCAAGATTTAATCGGTAGAATGGTTAAATTTAAAGATCTTACTTTAAATACTCAAAATTTCAAAAAAATTAAAGATATTTCATCTCAATTTGATAATATTAAAACTTCATTCCAATTACTTTATGATGATAACACTTCAGTTCAATTACCAAGTGAAGATAATTTAATTGTTGCGATTGATGGAGTATTACAAAGATCTGGAACTACTCCATTACTACCAAAAGATAGAGCTTATTATATTCGGAGAACTACAACTCCCAATGAAATTGTATTTGTAGAACCACCAAGAAAATTTGAAGAGGTTTCTGGAAATATTACATCAAATAAATCTAAGCAATCATTTTTTGCTTATAATGTAGGAGCATACGAAAGATTAGTATTAGATGAACAGTTTATAGATGGAGAATTTAGTGGTCCATTTACACTAAGATCTGCCGTAACTGGGAAAACTATTGCGGTTGATGAGGATAGAAATCTGTTGGTGTTTGTTGAAGAAGTATTACAGAAAAGATTAAGATCGTATGTTATAAGAGGATCTAATATTTCTTTTGTAGAACCACTAAGAGTGGGACAAAAAATCAATATTATGTATTTGTATGGCAGAAATAGTACTAGATTCATAACAATGTTTGATTTTGATCATAATGATTATTTGAATAGAATTGAAATCAAATTAAATTCCAATCCAGGACTTAAACAGTATACTGACATTGTTTGCTATCAAGGCAATAGTTATACTACAAATACTGCTATTGGCACTATTAAAAAATTTAGTCCAGTTGGAACATCTACTATACTTACTTTAGATACACAAAATAAACTGTTTGTTGCTAATAAAGATATCTATTGTATAAATGGTAGAGGAGATGGATTAGGTGATCTAATTATTCCGTCTTCGTCAATAATATCAATTGGGCAACCTTCCTCTGGTGTATATTTTGAAGAAACAGAAGATACTTTAGATATTTTAAAAAAAACCACTACTGGGTGGTTAATTGGTTCTTCATTATTACCAAATTATTACAATGCTCTTGATCCAGAAGATAAAATTAAAATTGATGGAGAAGACGAATATAGAAATATATTATCAATACCAACGGAAGTATTTAAAACAGAATACAGAGAAACTGCTGATGTAACTACTGGATATCTTGGAAAAATATCTACTACAAATTATAATGGAATTCAGTTAGGAGAAGGATTAGATATTATTGCTAATGTAGATACTAATCCTTCCTCACCAACTTATGGAAAAGTTACTTCATTAACTTGGAATAATAAAGATTATATCAGATATGAAACTAAAGGAATTCTACCAAGACCAGCTGGATATAGTTACGAAAATGCTCCGCGATTAAATTTTGTACCACAGGCACTAAAAGATGAGGGTGGTAGTATTATATCCCAAGCATCTGGCGGTGGAGCTGTTGGTTATGTGGTGGTTCACAATGGAGAACCAATTGATGTTGTTTTAGTTGATGGTGGATCTGGTTATGTTAGTGCTCCTAAAGTGTATATTACTAGAGGATATTATGTTAAAAGATCTAATAAAAATTCTCATCATAGAATTATTACTAGTTTCTTTAGTCCTTTAATATTAGTAAATGATCTGAAAATTCTATCTGATAAGATAATTTCTGGAAATACTCCCCCTATTATCATAATTGAAAAATTTGTTCCAGTTACTATTGCTAATAGTAACATTGTAATTACTGCTATTATTCAAATTGAAGTAAAACCAAAAATTCCATCTGATCAAAACATT